TACGTTGACGCACACTTCCGCATCATGGTGGGCGCCTACGGCACCGAAACCGACTACGCCTTCCAGGCGGGACTGTGGGCCAACGACACCGCCGGCCTCGACTACGACTTCTCAGCCGACAGCACCGGCTCCAAGTTCATTGAGGCAGTGTGGGCGGCCGCCACGGACGTGCAGACCGCGACCGGGCAGCCAGCCGAGGTCGTGTACGTGAACTCTGCCGTGTACAAGAAGCTGGGCGCCTGGTCCTCATTCCAGGCCCAGAACTACCCCGTTCAGAACGTGGGCGGCACGTTCGACGGCCGCACCGGCCGCGCCACCGTCATGGGCCTGCCCGTGATCTTGGCGCCGGAATTCGCCACCGATGAAACGGAGGACGCCATTGTGACGAACCGGGCCGCGTGCGGATGGTTCGAGGACGGCCCCCGCACCATCAGCGTGGATGTGGCCGCGAACCTCGGCCGCGAAACCGCGATTTACGGCTACGCCGTGTTCGCGCCGTTCATTTCCGCCGGCATCGTTTCGATCTACAACCAGGCGTAAACCGCCAACACCCCCACAGAGAAGGGCGCCGACTATGGCACTCGTCACCGGCCAACAGCTGGCCGACGCGTTGCAGCTTGACTACGCTGCACCGCTCGACGACGTGCTTGACCAGGTCGCCGACGCAGCCGACGACATTGTCGGCGCCCTTCTCACCACCGCCGCGTACTCCGCCGAACCCCCCGCCTGCAAAGAGGCCGCCCTATCGGTCGGCGTGGAAATCTTCCAGGCCCGCACCGCCGCCGGCGGCCAAGCCCTGTCCGTTGACTTCCAGCCCGGCCCCTACCGGCTCTCCACCTGGCTCACTCGCCGCGTCATGAGCCTCATCGCCCCATACATGAACCCCGCCGGGATGGTCGGGTGAGTCGTGGCCCTGACAACTGACGCGCGCACCGACCTAGCCACAGCCCTTGGCAGCGTCGGGCCAACCGTGCACGCCACCCCGCCAGCCGTGCCCACCCCGCCGTGTCTGGTCATCGCACCTGACACCCCGTGGGTATCCATGAGCCGCCTCGGGTCCAAGCTGAACTACCAGGTGCGGCTACGCATCCTGATCGTGGTGTCACCGCGCACCGTTGACGCCGCCGTCACCGAAGCCGAAACCCTCCTTGATGACGTCCTGGCCGCGATCCCCGACGCGTACACCGTCGAATACGTCGGCCCCCCACTGATTACCGACACCGGCCCCCAAGGGTCCGTCGTCACCACCGAGGTATCCGTCACCGTTCACATGAAGGAGTAAGCCATGCCAGCCGTTTCCATCACCGGATCCCAGTTCACGGTGACAATCAACAGCACCGCGCGCACCGACCAGGTCATTAGCGGGACCATCACCATTACCCCGACCGTGGTGCGCACCAAGACACTCGGGTCGACGGCGTTCGATCAAACCGACCTGAACGGCAGCGCTGAAATCGAATTCCTCTACGACGAGGACACCGGCATGTATAACGCCCTCGAGGGCGCGGCCGCCGGTGGCAGCAGCGTGGCCCTCGTGGTTGATGGTGGCGCCGGCACCTGGACCGGCAGCGCCGTCTACATTGAGGAACTGTCGATGGAGGTCGCCGCCGACGGCGTCGCGACCTGCTCCTGCACCTTCACCGGACCTATCTCGTTCGCCTGATGCTGCCCGACCTCCTCGTCAGCGTCGATGACGGCCCCGCGCAAATCGTGCGCGCCACCATGGCCGCACTCCGCAAAGCCGAAATGGCCTGTGGCGGGAAACTCACCGACGCTAACGAGATCGACCTGCAAATGGCCATTTGTTATTTCCAGCTGAATGCGCCAGCTGACGGCAGCATCCAGGAAGTACGCGAATGGGCCGACGCCGTGGACCTACGCGTGTTGGCCACCAGGACGCCGCCAAACCCTACTTGGCCGGATCAGTAGGCCGGCTCATCATGACCGTCAGCGCAGCACTTGGGGAACACCCCGACCGGATCCAAGAACTCGAGCCAGCCGCGTTCTTCGCACTGGCGCAGGAGGTGATCGCATGGCGCGCACCAATTCGATAGACGCCTACGTCACCGGCCTGAACGAGCTGCTGCGCGACCTGCGCGCATTGCCCAAGGAGTACCAAGACAAGTTGCGCGACGCCTCCCAAGACATCGCCTCAAGGTATATGGCCCCGTCGTGGCAGCAGGCCGCCCTGAACGGGGCGGGCCGCTACGGGCCCGCAATCGCTGGCAGCGTCAAAGTCAAACGCGACCGCATCCCCTCGGTGTCGATCGGCGGTGCACGCCGCGCCTTCTCCGGCGGCGCCTCCCCCACCATGGTGCGCTACCCATCTGACTCCGGTGTGACCAACCCGAAAACCCCAGGCCCGGCCGCAGTGTTCGGTGACGGTGGGAAATGGATTCAGCAGGCCCGCGGCTACGTCACCCCGGCCATGCAGGAATGGGGCCAGGCCGTCGAACGTGTCTGCGATGACTTCAACCGGGGCGGCCTGTAATGGCGGGCCGTACCCTCACCGTCTACCTGGCGGCCGACACCGACAAGTTCCGCCGCGAAATGCGCGAAGCACAAGGCCAGATGGGCAACTTCCAAGGCGCGGTGGGCCGTTTCTCGGGCGCCATGGGCACCCTGTTTGTCGGTGCCCTGGCTAGCGCAGGTTTCGCCCTCGGGAATTTCGCGAAGGATTTTGCGGTGGACGGCATCAAAGCGGCCGCCGAAAACGAGGCCGCCATGGCCAAACTCACCAAACAGCTCGACCTGCTGGGCCTGGCCGCTGACGCCGGCCGCGTGGAAACATTCATTGACGGCCTAAGCCGCGCGTCCGGTGTCGCAGACAACGAGCTTTATCCAAGTTTCTCCAATCTGGCCCGCATCACGGGCGACACCGATTACGCCATGCAGCTGCTCAGCACCGCACTCGATACCGCAGTAGGCACCGGCAAGCCCCTCTCGTCAGTGGTCGAAGCCATAGGCAAAGCCGCAGGCGGCACCACCGGGCCACTGAGCCGCCTGGTGCCCGAACTCAAAAACATTGCCGGCGACGGAGCCAGCGCCGACGCCGTACTCGCTGCCCTTTCTGCCAGGTTTGAAGGCCAATACAAAACGGCCGCCGAAACCTACGAAGGCAAGATAGCCCGCGTCGGCATAGCGTTCGACGAACTCAAGGAATCCTTCGGTACCGGATTCCTCGAGGCATTAGACACTGCCAACGGCAAAACCGGCGACTACGCCGACACCATTCAGGAATTCGAGCCATTTGTAAAAGAACTTGGAAAACGATTCGGCGAGATTGCCACCGCCGTAGGCGTCGTCACCACCTTTGTCATAGACGCCAACGAAAAGTTTAACGATTGGTACAACGACCTCGACGGCTTCAACAAATTCATCGTGGATACGTTGCTCAAAACTCTCTACACGATGCTTAACCCAATACACGCCCTCATTGGGGCAATCCAGACCGCCATAGATAAATTCCGTGAGCTCATGTCCCTCATGGGGCAAAGCACACCGGCCGCGCCCAACGGTCAAGGCACACCAGGCCGCCCACTGCCATCAACGCGAAGCGCGGCCCGCGTCACCGAATCCGCCGTAGGCACGGCCATCTATCGAGTCCTGGCCAACACCGACGCCCGCAACGGCTACACACCGGGGGCGGTGCTGGCATGAGCGTCACCGCAATACGCCTGAACGGCACAGCCCTAGACCTCGACCAGGTCGCCTACACCGTCACCGTCAGCCACGGCCGCAACGACGTCACCGCCTCACCCGAACCGGCCCTAGCCCAGCTCGATCTACTCATCACCGGCGACGCCGCCATACCCGTCACCCTCGGCGACACCCTCGAGGTTGACGCCTACACCACCACACGCTTCACCGGCACCGTGTCCGATCTCGGGCTAGAACACATGCCACCCGTCGCCGAAAACCCGCCAATGACACGGCTCACCATCACCGGCATCGGGCCCCTCGCCCGCCTCGGGCGCCTGTATGCCGGGGAAACCGGATTCCCAGCCCAAGACCTCGATGTGCGGGTAGCCGCAATCCTCGACACCACCGGCCTGACCTACATCGCCGAGACTGACCCCGATATCGCCCTGATCGCCTACGACGCGAACTACGACACGGTCGCCTCACTCCTGGCTGAGCTGTGCGAATGGACCGGGGCGACCGTCTACGACATGCCCGACGGTTCCGTCAGGTTCGAGTCATACACCCGCCGCGGCTACGACTACAGCAACGCGATCTGGTCCGACTACATCACCGAAACCTGGGATGACCTGCTGGGCACCTGGGCAAACCAAACCAGTGCCGGTAGCGCCGCCCCCACACCTGTAGAACTGCCCGCCGGCTCCGTCGTGTGGGAGCCGA